CGAGAGACATATATGCACCTCTTCGCAGAGCATGATTACTTGTCGGACTTCGCTCACCAGATAGGAGCGGAGACTGAACCACCGATTATTGGAGATCTGACACCAGAGTCAGTTATTCATTCAACCTATTTCTTTTGCTAATTATGCCACGCACCACCATCGTTACCAAAGAGCCTGTAATCCTTGAAGGTTATCAGGCTGTGATGAAACCGTCCAAGTTTGGGTATAGCTTGTCTGCTCTTGTAGATGATGAGATTATCAAACAACTTGAGGACGACCGTATTGAAACACTGAAGTGGGCTGAGTCTAAACTCAAGAACCCTAAGCGTAGTGTTTGTAAACCTGAACCATGGGAGGAAGTATCTGATGGTCAGTACAAAGTCAAGTTCAGCTGGAATGCTGAGAACCGACCGCCTGTCGTTGACACTGAGGGAACTCCAGTATCAGACGAAGAGACACCTGTCTATTCTGGGGCTAAAGTCAAGATCGCCTTCTACCAGAAACCTTATATTCTTAAAGACGGTGTTACGTATGGCACTTCACTTAAACTTATGGGTGTGCAGCTTGTGTCTCTTAATGCTCAAGCGGGAGTCGATACAGGAGACATGAATCCTGATGATGTCGCTAGCCTGTTTGGTAAGACTGAAGGCTTCAAGACTGGTGAACCGAATGTCACACCTTCCACCGATGATGTGGAGTTCTAATGGCTTTTCGATCAGGACTTGAAGAAAAGGTCGCTGATCTTATGGTTGACTTGGGAGTGAAGTATGAGTATGAGTCTACTAAGATTCTCTATACTATCAAGCATACTTACACTCCTGATTTTATTCTACCGAATGGTGTCTATTTGGAATGCAAAGGTTTATGGGAACCAGAGGACCGCCGTAAGATTAAGGCAGTCAAAGATCAGCACCCTGACATAGACTTACGAATGGTATTCCAATCACCGTACAACAAGATCAGTAAAAAATCAAAGACCACCTACGCACAATGGTGCGAGAAGAATGACATCCCATGGTGTAGCTATGCAAACATCCCACTCAAATGGCTCATCTGAATTTGTACAACATTCACCTTGTCTCAATTGTGGATCGTCTGATGGCAACAGTGTGTATTCAGACGGTCATGAATTTTGTTTTGTTTGTCACACATGGAATCCAGGGAATGGTTCACAATCATTGCAACGACCCAGCATGAGTATGAGTTACAAAGGCTCTGCAACCCAGTTGAAGAATCGCAACATCTCAGAGAAGATATGCGAAAAGTACAAAGTTTACAGAGACGGAGATGTTCTCAGGTTCTACTACCATGATGAGAATGGTGTCCCTGTAGGTGCTAAAATAAAAACACCCGACAAATCTTTTAGTTATGAGGGAGAAACGCCTGGTACTTTCTTCGGACAACATCTCTTTCCCAGTCACGGGAAGCGTGTCGTCATTACTGAAGGAGAACTTGATGCAGTATCGTGTTTTGAAGCAATGCCGGGGTGGCAGATGGTATCGCTACCTTCTGGTGCTGCAGCCGCAAAGAAGGCGGTGCAAAGACAGCTCCAATGGTTACAGGGCTACAATGAGATTGTCCTGTTCTTCGATAACGACGAGGCAGGGCGTCAGGCGACGCAGGAAGCGGCAAGCGTGCTGCCACCAGGCAAGTGCAAGATCGCTAACCTCCAGGGCGATTACAAGGATGCCTCGGATGCTTTATCAGCCGGTGACTCGGAAGCAGTTCGTAAAGCGATCTGGGACGCGAAGGTTTATCGACCGGATGGCATCGTTGATGGCAAGACTCTTCTAGAACTTGTCACTACACCCACACCACCAGCGGATTATGAGTACCCATTTCAAGGACTACAATCAAAGCTTCACGGGATCCGGTATGGAGAGCTTGTCACGATCACTGCAGGAAGCGGTATCGGAAAATCATCCTTCTGTCGTGAGCTTGCAACTCACCTTCTACAGCAGGGGGGACGGGTCGGTTATCTGGCGTTGGAAGAATCCAACCGTCGTACAGCTCTAGGCTTGATGTCTGCAGCTGTTGGAAAATCACTACACATTGGAGAACATGAACGATCTGCCCTCAGTGAAGCTTATCAGGAAACTCTTGCTAAGTGGAATCTTTATCTTTTCGATGGCTTCGGTAGCTTTGATCCTGATATCATTTACAATCGGATCGAGTACCTCGCTGCTGGACTCGACTGCCGGGTTATATTTCTAGATCACTTGTCTATTTTGATGAGTGGTTTGGATGGTGATGAACGTAGGATGATCGATCAAACTATGACCAGACTGCGTTCACTTGTTGAACGTACAGGTATTGCCATGTTCTTGGTATCACACTTAAGACGTACATCAGGAGATCAAAATCATGAAGAAGGAGCCCGTGTTACACTGGGACAGCTTAGAGGATCTGCAGCTATTGCACAGCTATCTGACGCAGTTATCGCGCTCGAACGAGATCAACAGGACGGAGGTAAACACTCTGATACAACTGTTAGAGTCCTCAAGAATCGCCACACTGGGGAAACTGGTATCGCAAGTACTTTAAGTTATGACCTATCCACTTGTAAATTCAATGAAACTACAGTCGAACGAGAATTTGATCCAACAACAGACTTCTGAATTGAAACGACCTAACCCACCTACACCAGAGATGGTAGAGCGTGCCAAGTTTGTCGATAAAACGTACCGTTGGAACGGTAGGTAATGTTAATTTTTGATCTAGAAACAGACGGTCTTTACAATGATGTTACCACGATCCACTGTTTGGTTATCTTTGACACGGAGAGTGAAGAGACTATGGTCTTTAATGACCACGGCTCAGCCCAACCGATTGTTCGCGGTGTCGAGCTACTCGAAGATGCTGATCTCATTGTGGGTCACAACGTTATTAATTATGATCTTAACGTTATCAGTAAGCTCTATCCATGGTTTAGACCTGTTGGTACTGTCGTGGATACTCTTTTGCTTAGTCGTATTTATCACGCGGACATGATGTCGCTTGATAAGAAACATAATTGGAAACACATGCCATTGCAGTTATACGGCAGGCATTCACTTGAAGCTTATGGACACAGACTAGGTGAATTTAAAGGTTCGTTTGGTGCCACTACTGATTGGAAAGAGTGGTCCCAAGAAATGGAAAACTATTGTATCCAAGACGTTATTGTCACCACCAAACTATGCAAACATTTCCAACCCTACCTGACTACGTAACTCTTGAACATGACGTTGCCCGAATCCTCAACAAACAAGAACTGCATGGATGGCGCTTTGATGAGCGCTCTGCATGGGAACTTGAGTTTACTCTCAGACAAGAACTTCGAGAAACTGAAGAACTACTTCGCAACCAGTATCCTTTTGTCGCAGGATCGGAATTCACTCCTAAGCGAAGTAACAGCCGGTCTGGATATGTTGAAGGATGTACCTTCACCAGATTGAAAGAGTTAAACCCTTCATCGAGAGATCACATCGCATGGGTATTGCAAACACATCACAAATGGAAACCCAAGTCTTTGACCGCTACTGGGAAGCCTATTATAGACGAACCAGTTCTGAAGGATATAGGCACTCCGGTTGCTTTGCAGTTCCTGCAGATTTTGACGATAACGAAGATGCTGGGAATGATATCCGAAGGAGAGAACGCGTGGCTCAAGCTTGTTACGAACTCTAGGATTCATCACCATTGTTCAGTAGCTACTAACACACATAGATGCGCACATCGAAGACCCAACCTTGGGCAAGTCCCAAGTGATGGACGATTTAGAAAACTTTTCATACCAAGTCCGGGTCTGGTCATGGTCGGCGCTGATCTTAGTGGGATTGAGTTGCGTATGCTTGCTCATTATCTTGCCAGGTTCGACGGCGGAAGATATGCCAAGATCCTACTTGAAGATGACATCCACCAAGTGAATGCTGATAAGATCGGCATCTCACGTAAACTTGTTAAGACTGTTACCTATGCCTTTTTGTATGGTGCAGGTGATGAGAAAATCGGACACAGTTATGACGAACTTCTTTCATCCACGGCAGCCAAGAAGAAAGG